CGAAAGAAGAAGACGGAAATTAATCTCTGATTAGTATATAAATGATAGCGTACTGTCCGCTAGAGGATCTGGATCCTCCTGTCAGGCCGAAGGTGCCTGTCGTGGAGAAGAAGACCGAGGAGGTGAAGCCTCAACTTGGTCGTGAAGAGACTGAATTGAATTACGTCATCATGGCTTTCATTGCCGGCGTGATGATACTTGCCGTCTCTGATTCCATCAGGGCGTAAATGATAAATCTACTGCGGGGATTTTCCCCTCGTAGTAAATTTAGTTACCAAAAAGGATACCACCTAGACCATCCTTAATTCTCAGGACATTGTAATTGACTGCGTACACATATAACGAGTCTCCTATTCTACCTGGTGCAACATCTACGCCACGAATAATCATTTTTGCGTTATCAAGACGACTGAAGTTACAAGAACCTGATGGATTATATTGAGATGCGTTCATGCAGAAATGGTATGCAAAATAGCGTGTGTAGTACAGCATATCTCTCGTGACGTCATACTCTGATATACCATAATCAGATTTGTAATAATTTTGGATCGTATGGAAATAAACAGGTTTCATATTTTCCAATAAAGGTGTACCATTTATATGAATATCAATCCCTGAAAATGTAAAATAATCATCCGTGTATGCACTCGTAGTTGATTCAAATCCAAAAAATATAGATTTTACCGGGTGATTAAAACTACTTAAATCAATTGTATTGTTTCCATGATTTGGATTAATTTGATGTTCAGTACGCTGAACTTGTGTGATTACAAAATCCATTGAACGTTTCACGATACTTTCTCGCTCGTCTTTATCTAAGAAAATGTAATTACCATACACTTCATATTTTTTCTGTATGTCCGTTAGACCACTGACAACATCTGAATCCAAAGTAATTTTTATTTCCACCTGGTGATTTTGAAGTGATATGAGGGGTAAAAATGCTTTGTGATTGCAAAAGAAAAATTGAAGTGGTAGAAATCCAGAATTCACAGAACTTGTTTTATTGTTTAGTTCTCTAGATTTACTATATGTATCAGTTAGATAATTTGGCCAAATGTCAGCGTAATAATCGAAATGTTGAGAATCTATTTTTTGTCCACCAATATACAAATCGATTGTAGATTTAAAAAACATATCCATCAACTTATCAGATCCCTGAAACCATATAGCATTAATCATGTCTCCGAGAACTGGTATCGTTATGGATACATCATCTTCGTTCATTGTTTTGATGAGTTTGGTTGTCTGCGAAAAGTTTGTATGTCTCATGAACTTCGTACGAAAGAACGAATGTCCTTCGTCACTCGTGAGATATACATCTTGTATTCCCTTGGAGACGAGTTGTATTAATGCACCAGACATTTTAATAGATGTTCAGATTATAAAAACAGACACTTTCCCTGAGGGAACTCACTCTTCTTTTCTTCGATGAACTTTCCGTGGATTTTGAAACCACCTTGTCTGTACACTTTCATACGTTTGTAATACATGGCCGTAAAGATTGACCATGGGTCATGTACGTCGTAGATGTGGGGATCGTTCTTCTTCCCCTTGGTTTCTCTCATAATTCTTCCAATACTTTGAGTGATGTCGGACTTTGGTGATGCGAGAATGACCGTATCGAGAGTCGGGATGTCCAGGCCTTCGTGAGCCTGACTGAACGTCGCAAAAATAATCTTCTTCTTTGAGGATTCTTGTAGAGCTGCCTCCTTCATACCACCCATGTAGAGACCAGAGGTTTTGGGGAAACATTGGTGGAGGAGTTCACAATGTTGCCTTCGATCACTGAGAACGAGGAGTTGTCTCGTACCAGCTGAAGCCTTTTTCACCAATTCCACTAACATCTTGTTTCGTGCCCTGTCCTCGACAACTTCGGTAATCATGTTGGGCATGGAGATTTTCCCATTTCGCATGGAAGGTGGTGGGTTTTTGTAATTTGGAGAATCGAAAGTTATCGGAAATACTTCAACTTGTTCTTGATTTTTCCTCTCAACCGCGAAAAAGGTGGGACCCATGAACCAGTGAAGAACTTTTGTGAGACCATCTTTCCTTTCGGGGGTTGCCGAAAGTCCATAGATGTGACGAGGACACATCTTGAAGAGGCTTTGACTAAACACCTTTGCACAAATGTGGTGCGCCTCATCTACGATTAGGGTACCCACCGTATCAAAGTCCGAGAACGAATACTCTTTGAGTGAGAGAGATTGAAGCATAGCAATCACAAAGTCACAGTCAACCTCTTTCTTGTCTTGTTGGACAACTCCAATTGTGGCACCCGGACAAAACTGTTGAATACGCTCACGCCACTGATCTGCCAAGAATTGTTTGTGGACGACAATCATCGTGCGATACCCCAACTTACACGCTATAGCCAAGGATACCGTCGTCTTCCCGTACCCACATGGTAGAGAAAGGACGCCATGGCCTGCCTGAATTGCTGCTGCGAGTGCTTCGTTTTGGTGTGTAGCGTCTCGGAGCTGTCCGGCGAATTTGGTCCGGATTCGGGTGGGTTCGGGTCTCCGGTCCTCATGGGCTTCCCCAAGTTTAGCAGTTCCGTAGAATCTGGGAACGCACACTCCATTCTTAGTTGGTCTGAAAACTTTGAAAGGCGGTGGAGGAAATCCAAAGTCCCCATTGACCTGTGGTCTTACCGTAAGTTCTTTTTTAATTTCTTGAATTGGACCGCTACTCACTAGGTACCCGGTTCGAGTAAGCATACTGATTTAAAGAGGAAAAACTTTAAATGAGTACAAAGATGCCTATCGTCGACGTTGAGGAAAACATTAAGAAGCTCAGGATGAACATCGAGCAGATGACCCAGGAGATATTTCGACTTCAGGGTATGCTCCAAACTTTCGAGGGTTTCAAGAAGGGTGGTCTCACCCAGATTGATCTCCCCAACGACCCCAATCAGCCTGCGGAGGAACTCGAGAGTATCCAAGAGAAGCCCGAGTGATTCCCAACATTCCAAACACCCTTGAAGTCCACTTCAACTTCAACTTCATCCCCCTTTATAAGAGACTGCACGGGTCGACCCTTGACCTCACACATCACTCTCCTATAACGGAATGGAACTTTCACAGTGAGAACCCTGCCATCGAGGGGATCATCTACATTTTGATTAACAATGAGTTGTGACTTGGATGTGTGCATACGCCCCACAATTTCGGAAACTTTTTGGGGAACCACCAAGCGTATATACTTTTTAGAGTTGAAATCGTACATCGGTTCATGAACAGTAGCTACGAATTTCATTGGTTACGCATACGATACATGAGTATTAAAACTATAAGTAGCACAAAAACGAACGCTATTACTTGAGAAATCATTATGGGTTGTAGGGGTTCTCTCGTACCAAACTGTTCATGGCTCAGGGCCCTAGAAACTTCTACAGCTGCTTCGATACTCGAGTAGGGGGTTTCTCGTCTAGACATCATACCACACATAGCAACCTTTGAACATTCCCCAAAGAATGGAAGTTGTCCATAGAGGCTGAGGACCCCCGAAGACTGCGAAAACTCCCACTTGTCACCAACCCATTTAGCACCCCAACCGATACGCATCTCTTTGGGTTCCATGAGACCCAATTGTTCAAGTACCCCAGCCTTGAGTGTATCCGGGTCAGTGGTGATGATTTCTTCATTAAGATCACATATGACACATGAGACTGTCTTACCATCAGTGAGAACCACAGGCTGAAGGTTCCACTTTGTTTTCATCGCGAGTTCGAGATCATCTGGGAGTTGTACTCGATCTTCAAAGTCTAGAAGAATGTTTATGGCTCCATATGTACTGTCACGAACCTTACTGTCCGCGGTGGGCCCCCAATTTTTACCTAGAAACTTGAGGGCTGGACTGTTATCGAGACAAAGGAACAACATATCCTCCGTTATCTCGGTTCCATCTGAAAACTTCGCCACAAAGGTATCCTCCCCATACTTCACATCCATGAGTTCTGTATTGAACACAAAATTCGCACCAGCATCTATGAGTGCCTGTTCCATCATGTCACACATCACCTTACCCGACCCAGACTGTGTGTACTGCTTCGACATTGCGACATGGTCAAAACTTTTTACGAATTCATAGGCGGACATGACATCCCAAGTCACACCATCCATGATGAGGGGAAGATGTTCCACAAAATTGCTCCCCTTTTCACTCAACTTTCCGATTGCATTTTTGAGTGAGATACCTTTGTACTTTTTAGGTTGGGCGAATACTCGAAGAGCGAGGGATGTGAGTGTACCATAGTCGGAGGCTCGAAGTGATTGAAACATAAGACTGTAGACACTCTTATCAACGGGTGTGAATACATCGTCCCACTTTATACCCATCTCACTAAAGAGTGAACGCGTGTTCACGAACGCACGGTCGAACACAACTCTGTGTGCATGGAGATCCCTCTTATCACCTTCTGGTTCCCACCATGAACCACCTGCTGAAAGCTTTCGATCATAAATGGTGACTTCATGGTCGGTTGACCTGAGAATTTCCCATGCGAGGGACATACCGGTAGGTCCGGCACCAACTATATGAACCTTCATTCTACTTTTAGGGAATATATAATTTCTCATGCATCAACGTGTAGAACATGACGAGTGCGATCGTGAACCAGAGTTGTGGTTGTATGTACTCTCGTCCCTGGTAAAGGATAAAGAGTGTCAAGATGAGATGCATCGGAAATGGCTTCTCGGGGCCATACTTCATGTGAAACCCAGTCATAGCCATTATTGTGAGTAGGAGGGCACTCATGAATGAGGTTTGAGAAGGCTTGTACAAAAACCACGCAACCATGAGGAGTGCTACATAGGATATGAATATCGAGCGTCTCCCGAATTCAGACAGACTGTCAACGATGGCAAACTTTTCACCCGTGATAAGTTTCGATTCCCAGTGTGGTCCCAAGATGAGATATGAGAAATACATAAGAATGAACAACTGCCACATTCTATTATATGAAGCCAGTTTTTTCACGCTCCTCTGGAGTCTTGAACGCATACATGATACTCAAAAAGATCAAGGTGGAGAAGAGGGCGTATTCGATATCCTTGGTCGCACTGAAGGCGATGAGCATCAGGGATGTGAAACGGAACGCTTTATTTTCAAAAAGTGTCATGAGACGATCGGGTACCTTAAATGCATTTCCTGAGAAGAGACCTTGGTACAGGATGATGAGAGAAAATATAATGGGTTGGGTACGTATAAACACTTCAGCTGGACCTGTGACGGGACTGAAAAGATTGGCAACTTTTGCCATTTATGTAACTTAAGAAAATAAAAAACTTTACAGAAAGTAGAATGTTATGTGTTGTTCAACATGTACCAGTCAAAGTTCCAAATAGAAAACTGAAAACATGGAAGTTTGCTGGTAAGTTTCTATGGAAAAATGCCACTGTACAAAACAAGGCGGAACTCGGTCGTTGGACGAAGGAGGAACTCCTCGAACTTGGACCAACCTTTGTAAAATTAGGTCAAATCGCTTCGACGAGGGGTGATCTCTATCCTCCCGAATTTACAAAAGAATTGGAA